GCACCAGAGTGGTCTGACTGGCATCACTCGCGCGGCCGATCCGCTCACCAGCCGCCGCTTCCAACAACGCCTGCAGGTCAACATTACTCGCCATGTCGTTACTCCTTCACCGGGCGCAAACGGATCCTGATGGTTGTCCTGAAGTCTTTGCGCCACTGCTCCAGGGACTCCAGCCTCGTTGCGAGACCGGATGTATCTGCTGCCGTCCCTGGCTGTCCAGCAGGCCCGGGTGGGCCAGCGGGTCCTTCCTTGAGGCTGATGCTCTTGATTGCCTGTTCCAGTTCATCCAACCGCCTCTTGATCGCGATGATCTCCCGGGTCCTGTCCTTGTCTCCCCAGTCTGAGCCCTCCGGGCCCGGGCCCATCACCTTGTGCGTTGTCAGAAACGTCACCAGCTGTCCGTGGGTGGCCGCATACAACTCCTCATCGTCGTCACCATGCGTGGCAACCCCCACGAGGAGCTTACCACCGACATACACGCCGCTGCCACTGTCACCGTTGCGATACTTCCCCGAGGTCACCTCGTACCCGGAACGTGAGATCTTGCGACCTGTCCCGTTATCGGTGATCAACTCAGGGCCCATCGGCTTGAGCACCTTCGTCCCGTAACGACCGAAGGCAGTGAACTCCCCACTGGGAGCCTTGGCAGGAACCCGTGCAAGCGGCAGCGGGGGGTCAGAGCGGGGGATCGAGAAGAGGACAAGATCTGTCCCGAGGTCCCGCTTTCCCCATCGGCCAGCCAACCGACGACCATCCGGCAGTACCACTTGCACGGGGGAGCCCGGCCCACCAGCACAATGGGCGGCGCTGACCCCAACCGTTAGCATCAGGTCACGATAGATGAGTGTACCGCTGCACCCACCTACCTGAACTGCTCCCGGTGGTGAGGAAACACGAGGAGCAGCCGAGCACAACGACAGAGCCAGCGCCGCCACGACTGCATGTCTCACTTGTTCTTCTCCTTCTTCGACGCCTGGATCATCTTCCGACCCGCCTCGAATCCACCAGCCAGCACGAGCAGCTCGATGATTGTCGTGACCTCAGTCTTGTCGAAAGTCGTCGAGTTTAGCCACAGGAACACGGTCAGCCCGGTGAAGATCACCGCGAGCCTGATAATTCCCCAAAACGGATGGTCGCCATTGATCTCCACGAGAATACCTCCCTGTATAATACGTTGACCACCAGTCACGGAAGACTTTCACGGGGACGGATCCCCGGGTGGTTTTCCAATCACGACAATCTCCACACGGGGATTGTCCTTGTCAACATCCACCTCTGGCATCTGGGGCCGGAACCCGTAGTCATCGACACCCAGGGCCGCTGCAATGCCATCATAGGCGTATTTCAGCATCGCGGCCATATTGTCCCGATCGCGGCGACGGCGGTCCTTGTAGTAGAACGTCGCCTGCAGCTTCGATTCAGACCAGTCAACGTCCCCCCGCCTCCGAGTCACCAGTTCAGTGAAACAGGCAACCCGACACTCTTCGCGGTACTTCTTGGAGTGTTTGTGACGGGTTCGCCAGTGGCAGCGGGAGTTCGGGCTCAGCTGCCTCGGAGGGAGGGGACAAACGACGGTGATCTGGTCGCTCACTCGGGAGCCCCCTCTGGCTCCGGAGTGTCATCCATGAACGGCTTGCTCCGCTTGGGGGTATCCACCGGGGCCTCCTTGAACCGCAGCTGGTCGAGGCGGTAGTCCTCGCCCATGATGCCAGCATCGCTGGGGTACAGGTAGTCGTCCTTACTCGGCCTGGGTATCGGCATCGATCGGTTTCCTTGCAATGGTCAGGGTGTAACGCAACTTCTTGTGTGCCAGCAGCCCGGCCATCCCCACGCAGGCCAGCCCGTGCAGCTGCGTCCGCAGTGGGATCGCATTGGTCCCGTCATGGTAGATGGCCCTGCCCGCACTGCCGAACATCGACTCGGCCACGTTGGGGGTGAAGTCAAGTTCCTTCTCCACCTCGAACCCCGCGTTGACCAACTCGGTCATCAGCGGGACCTCGTACAGGTCTGGAACGTGGAAGCCAGACCGCACGTCCTCGTACAGCTTGAGCAGGCCACCGGCATGGTGGACGTCACCATCCAGCATGGCATCCAGCACGAGGAACACGCCGCCAGGAACCAGTGACATCCACACGTTGGCCAGAGCAGCCGGTCTATCCCATGACTGGCACAGGCTCTCGATCGCGTAGGCCGCGTCGAGTCGACGAGGGGTGAAGGCTGGCCACGCCTTATGGTAGTCAAACACCCACACCACTGGGTCGTACCCACGGTGCATCGTCCTGGCTACCCTCTTCTCTTTATCGGAAGAGCAGACGCCAAACACATCGAAATGGGGGTGATGATCTCGAAGGAAAGCCATCGTCCCGGCAACCCCGCATCCCAGATCCAACACTCTCTGCACCTCATCACTCACCTCCATTTCCCTGACCAGGGTGTTAGCGATGAGCCGGTTGGTGTTGATCTTGGGCTTGCTGCTCATCCCGTCGATGTGGAGCCCGTAATGGACGCACCCGTCCGACCACCCGTTCTCCAGCTTCGCCAGCCACACGTCCTCGTAGTATGTGGCCACTTCCCTCAGGTTGTCGACGCTCATTCCTTCTTCCCTTTCAACATGGTTTCGATCTCAGGGATGGCCTCATCGTAGGCCGCTGAGATGATGGCAAAGAACTTATCCAGATCCATGTCCAGTTGGTAACCGCTGGTCTCCTTGAGGCGAGTCAGGATCTGGATCACACGGTTCTTGCAGCTGTTTCGTTTCAGCTTCTCCAGCATCGCTGGCACCGGCTTACCATCCTTCCACTCGACGGAGACAACCTGCAGCAGCCACTTCTTGAGGTGGTGGTAATCCTTCTGCTTACCACCGCCCCCGTTCTTCAACTCGGAGATGATGCACTGGATATCAACCTCACTCCAGTCCTGCGGATCAACCGACTTCCGCCACTCCAGGCTCCCGATGGCCACCCCCAGGCACACCAGTTCCAGCGCTATCCTGTCCGTCAGCAGCGGCTCCTCGTGACTGTCTTCCCTCTTCCGCGATGATGACATCGTACAACCTTGTCAGAACCTTCATGGACACGGGCTCAGCGCCACGGAACACCCTGCTCATGTGGTACTTGTTCACGCCCACTCGCTCGGCAATGTAGGTCTGAGTCCAGCCGAACGCTTCCTTGACCTCAACGAGGATCTCTCGCCCATGCTCAGAGGTCTCCTTCTTGGCCCGTTCCAGCAGATGGGACGTGTTGGCCACACGCTCAAGACACCACAGCGCCTCATTTGGAATCTGATCGATAGACATCGCTTTCCTTTCCTCAACGGTTCTGCCTTCCCCGCGACTTGTTTATCGACGCTCGCAGACTCGGCAATTCCTCGCGTCGTTGATCGAACCAAAGGGAGGATATTTCCCAGCGAGCCATCGGAAGACATCGCCAGTCCCTCGCTTTGGGCAGGGGTCAGATCACACAACACCGAACACATTTTCCCCCGGGGATCTGATCCCGGGCCGACCGCTACTTGTTCACATCGTCTCGTGGCTCCCCTGTCCAGATATCCAGTCCTTGCGTATCCCGGTCACGCATGAGGTCTATCCACTCCTCGTGACCTGGGATGCGCCCAGTCGTCGTGTTGTGAACCCCGACACGTTTCTTCCGATGGTGGTTCACTCCACCACGCGGTGTTCGGTGCAGCGCTATCACGTTTTGCATCAGTGGTGGCAGATCCATGTTCTTCGCCTCCTTGCGAGCAATCGGGACACAGCTTCTCCATGCTGATCCTATCAAAATCAGAATAGCAGTCCTGGCAGATGGCCATTAGACGTGCTTCCAGTTGTTCTTGGCCAACCGGTCGATCAGGCTGCTTGCCTCCTGCCGGGTCATCTCCTTGGTCGCGAGGCCATGCTTCTTGAGCAGCCTGCACTGCTTGTAGCTGGCCAGCTTCTCCTTCGATCTCCCGATCAGCGAGCCCATCAGGGTGTTCGCCCCGTGAAAGGTAAGATCCTCAATCTTGTGCCACTCGACGCCGAACTTGGCGAGGGCTTCTTTCTGCTTATGGGTCGGCATGCGACCCTTGTGCCATCCTGGTTCACGAGATGGAACAACGTCGAGGATCCCGAACGGGTCGGCACGTCTTGAGTCCCACTTGACCCCCGTCGCCACAATCTTGCGACGTTCCTCCAGATGCGTAGCATGTTTTACCTCTGCCTCCTGCAGGGCCCGCAACACGTCACCACCGTTCTCCTTCAGCTCCTCCTTCGCGAGGTCAACCACCTCGTCAGGATATTTGCCGCCCAGGACATCGGTGCTGGTGATGAGCCTGTGCCTACTGTTCCCGACAAAGTCGAGGATCGTGACGTTTGGCTTGGCACTGGCCGCGATCGCCGCCTTCCGTTCATCTGGGGTCTCCAGTCGCCACCCATCCCCCTCGATCACCCCGGGGAGAATCCTCGTGCCCCGTCCACACATCTGGGCCACGAGGCTGCGGCTCTTGGAGGGACGCCCCATGCTCAACGTCCGGACCTGGGGGCAGTCGTACCCCTCGGTCAGGCACCCCACGTTGACAGCGTACTGGTAAAACCCGTCAGCAAACCCCTTCAGGGCCCGCTTGCGAGCCTGCTTGTCCCTGGAGTTGACCACATGCTGGTAGTTCTCGCTGGCCGGGATTTTGGAGACGAGACAGAAGGCACGCCCATCCATCTTCCTGTTGAAGATCTCAGCCAGGCGTGATGCCTGCTGGATGCCAGCCGCGAACACCATGCACTGGTCGCCCCCCGCCACCTCCATCGTGGGGACCGCCACCTTGTGCAGCACGACCTCGCGCATCATCTCGCTCTGCAGGGCCTTCCCCTGGAAGTCGCCACCCTGCACCTTGATCTCGTTGAACTGGATGTCATCAACCGTGACGACCTCCTGCTGGATCGGAACCAGCCACCCGTCCCCGATAGCAGAGGGTCCGCCAGACGGATCCATCAGCGGGTAATCAAAGGCGACCGACTCGAACGTCTGGCCCAACGCCTGCTCGTCCGTCCGGTCTGGCGTGGCTGTCGCACCCATGATCCGCAGGTCAGGGTTCACGCTGAAGTAGTCCAGTATCCTCTGGTACGTCTTGTTCTGACGCACCGCGTGGTGAGCCTCATCGATGATGATGAGCCCCACCTCCATCGGATCAGGGAACGCCCGGTGCAACCGCTTCTCCCGGTAGAGGGAGTCCTTGGATGCAAAGGTCAGCTTAGACTTGGGCCGAGTCGACCGGCGGAAATCGCCCATCTCGATCTCGCCACGTTCCCCGGTCTTCTGCTGCCATCGCTCCCAGGGCTGCCATATCAGTTCCTCCCGGTGAGCCAGAACGAGCACATTCCCCTGCGGCCACCGATCAGCAATGTCCAGAAACGTCTCGGTCTTCCCGGTCCCGGTCGGCATCACCATCAGCGTGGATGCAGACCCGTTGGACAACGCTGAGGTCACCTTGTCGCAACACACTTCCTGATAGTCGCGAAGATAACTCACTTCTTGCTCCTCAACCCCTCGGGCAGTGCGTTGTACTGGTCACGGTGCATCCACCCCAGCTGGTCACACTCGCTGCACCCGTTCCCCTTGCACATCGGGCAGACCGCGTGGGGCCTCGCCGCAATCAGGGCGTTGGAGACGTTGCTGCAGTCGGCCTCGATGGCTCGCAGCGGCAACAACTCGCCACCCTCTTCCTCCGAGGTGACCCGGACGTTGGCCTTGATCTCGCCAATCTTGTAGATCAGGCCACGGATCACCCTTGAGGTCTTGAACGTATCGACGAGGTTCTCGGGGACCGTGGCCTCGTTCTCATCCACCACCGGGGCCTTCTCACGCTCAACAGCCTTGTGCCCCTTGCTCACGGAGTGGTTGAGCTTCCGCCGCAGGCCAGCTGCACGCCCCTCGTCGCCGCTGGCCTCAGCCTCGTCGATCGCCTCGACAACGGAAACGGCCCGGTCTGCGGTGCGACCGCTCATCCCGACAGCCTGGGCAGCAATGTCGCTTGCCCTTCCAGCCTTTTCCCCTTCCTCGCCTTTATCATGATGCTGTTTTTTGCGTTCGTGCGCCAGACGCACCTCAATCTCCTTCAGGACCGCATACTCGCGAGCACGCTGCTCGTTGGTCTTGTCTCGCTGCCGGTTGGACAGGATCAGCAGGCGAATGGCCTCGTCGTCAGTCCCAACCAACTCATCGGGCTGGATGATCACCGGGACCTCATCCATCTCCAACACCCTGGCAGCGTTCATCCGGCGATGACCAGAGAGGACAACTGTCTCCGGTGTCAGTCCGTGCATGACCTCGTGGGCCAGGATGGGTTCGAGGATCCCCAGCCGCTTGATCGACTCGATGAATTCCTCGTCCGGGGCGTCACGGTAGATCGACTCGTTGACCTCGTGGGGCATCAAATCGAACGGGTCCATGTAGATCACTTTGTGCTTCATGTCTTCTCGCTTTCAATTGCTGAGACCACGTCGATAATTGTCTTGGCCATCAAGGGAGTGCAGCAGTCGAGAAGACTCCTTGCCTCAGCAATCGCCCCGGCTCCGATGGCCATTTCCATAGACTCCACAAAATTCTTCTCGATCCCCTCCACCCTGATTGCATCATCTTGCAGCCGCTCTCGCTCTCGCTCTCGCTCTCGCTCATCCAACGCCCTGGTCTTGGCGTGCGCCGCCTTGAGATCTTGCAGCCGCTCCTCTCGCAGCCGCTCTCGCAGCCGCTCCTCTCGCTCTCGCTCTCGCTCTTGCTCTCGCTCAGTCATCGCCCTGGTCTTGGCGTGCGCCGCCTTGATCGCCTCAGACTGCTCGACCCGCTTCTCGGGGGTCCAGATCCGCATACTCGAG